GGACTCGGCGAACGCCTGGACCTTTGGCACGTCGACGCCGGCCTTGCGCCAGACCGCCAGCTGATCCTTGCTGACGCTGCCGCCGGCTTTCATAAGGTCCTGATAAGCGTTGATCTCGTTATCGTTTAGCTTGGCGTAGTCCTTACTGGCTTGCTTGACCAGCTTATTGATATAGCGCCCACCGGTGCCGGAGTTCGGGGCGGCCAGCCACTTGCCGAGATCGACGGCCTTACCGCCTAAGCGGGTAGAAGCGAAAGCGTCGGCGCCGGGCCGGGCGAAGCGGCCGATCAGCCGGGAAGCGTCGCCGATCTTAGAGCCGGCTTTACTCCAAAGGCCGGCCGTGACGTAGTTGGCCGGATCGAGTCCCAGATCCAGGGCGGTATTGACGCCGCGCAGCCAGGCGTTGGGACTATTGCTGGGCTTTAGGTTGAACGGCCGCTGCTGATAAGTCGCTTTCCAAGCGTTGAGTAGGCCGGGTTTAAGTTTTCCCTGTACCCCGCCCTCTTTATAAATCGTGCTGGGCGGCGGTCCGAAGCGTCCGCCCTCGCCGGGAAAGCCGAAGTTCCAGCCTAGGTTACGAGCGAAGTTAAGCGCCCGGGTCGGGGCCGTGACGATCGACGGTACCCGGTCGGTGCCGGATCCCAGGGTGTACTGCCAGACCTTGTCTAAACCGACTTTCTTAGTCAGGCCCAGGGCGCCGGATAATAAGCGCCCTGCCCGGCCGGTGGTCGGCGAGCTGATCTGGGCGCTGGTACTTTGGATCGTCTGGTTATAAACGGCAGCCAAAGCCGACACCCGGGTCTTGGCGGTATTGACGGTGGCGTTGTACTGGTCCGGCGTAATCTTGCCGGCGGCTAGATCCTTGCCGGCCTGGCCGATCTTCTTGTTCCAGCTATTGACCTCGCCCTCGATCGTCTTGTTGGCGTTCTTGGTGTAGTTGGTCAGCCAAGTAGCCTCGCGCCGCTTGGCGACGAAGCTACCGATATAGCGGCCCGGGGTGCCGGCGACATAGCCGGCGTCGTGGGTCCACTGGGCCAGGTTGGATTTAAGCCGGGCCGTGATCGATTGCTGGGCGGCCTGGAACTTGCGCTGGTTAGCCAGGTACTCGGCCGTAGCGGCGGCTTGAGCAGCGGTGGCGTCATAAGGCGCGACCTGGCCGTTCGGCAGCAGGACCCGCTGAGCCGGCGTCGAGCCTAGCGGCGAATAAGTCGTCGGGGCGACCGAAGCAGCCGGCGACCTGGCCGGGGCAGGGCCTTGGACCGAACCGCTGGGGAAAATCGGCGTCGGACCGGTAGCGACTTTTAAGGGATTGCTTGCCGGTTTGATAGTGACCGGCTTGGGCTTGGGCGCGACAGTATGATAAACGCTGGAGGCGACCGATCGGACGGCATTCCAGAGCGAACCTAACATAGGATTATCCTCCTACCGGGTAGCCTGGAGGGGCAGCCGGGGCAGGGGCGGGAAGTCCGGGCTGCGGCTGGGCAGCGCCGGGGGCGGAATTAAGGGCGCCAAGGGCTTGCTGGAGGACCTCCGGGTGCAGCCGCGGATCCTCGCGCTCGCTCGCCAGCAGGTCCAGTTCGTCTTCGGGATCGACAATACCCCATTCCTCGTAAGCCGTCACCCGGGAGATCATGCCGGCCTCGACGGCTTGTAAAATCAGCGTCTTATAAGCGACTTCGTCCTGCGGGGTAGGGGAGGGCGGCAGGATAATCGACCGGTAGTAGTGGCCGATCGTGTCGCGGCCGAAAGTGACGGAGTAACCACCGGACCTAAACTGCCGGGACATATAGGTCTGACCGTTCTCGTCGGTCTGCTGGAGGTATTCGAAGCTGCCTTTGGGCAAGTGGCCGTAGAGTTCCTTTTGCTCGTCGGCTCTAAGGAAAGTTTCATAAAGCCGCAGGATCTTCTCGTTAATGCCCTGGTAAAAGGCTTTCCAGACGATCCACTGGCGGTCGATCGACTGGGAAGTTGGCTGGAAATACATGGACAAGGCGTTGCCGGAGGTGTTAGCCCCGACCATTTCGCCGAACGTGGCGCTGGGGAAGCCGGCGATATTTTTCATCTGCTCGAATAGGCGGTCCAAGTGGCTGTCGAACAGTTCGGTGGCCGGCGGCGTCAAGAAGCCGAGTTCGCCCTGGGCTTTTAAGCCGATCGCGCCGCCCTCGCCTTTGGCGGCTTTCTTGACTTCATCCCACTGGTTCGCCATGATCCCGCGGCCCCAGAGAGTCGGCTTGCCGGACTTCTTAACGAACGCGCTGCGGCGGCGGAAAATGTCGTTATATTCGGCTTGCAGCGGCAGCAGCGGATCCATGAAGTAGCCGCCGCGCTGGGTCAGGTCCTCAGCCGGGAAAGGCTGGCAGGAGTCGACCGGGATAAAGCCGTAGCCGTGCTTATAAGGGTCCTGGATCCACTTGTTGCCGGCCCAGGCGCAGAAGACCTCCTTGTCCCAGCGGTAGACGACGAAAAAGCGGTCGATACCGTCGACTGGCACGGCGTTGCCGTCGAGAGTCGATAAAGTCGCCGTGATACCCGAAGCGGTCGGCCGGACGCCGAACTGGGCCTCGATCTGGTCGGCCGTCATGGGGATAGCCACGAAAAAGGCTTGCAAGGTCCGGTCGTTCTGATTAGCGTAGAGGAAATAACAATACTGCGGGTCGTAGCGGCGGATCTTAACCTCGCGGGTCTTGAGGTCAAAGGTGGTGACGGCCACGGCTTCGGACTTGACGGTGCCGTCGAACGCCCACTCGTTCTGTTTTTGCTCGGTGTTGTTGTTCTCGTGAGTAGCGTATAAGACTTTCTCGATCATGCTGCACTGTTCGCGGACCTGGGGATCGGTGCCTTTGTGCGGCACTTTCATGGTCGGGAACTTGCAGGTGTAGTTGATATTCTTATCGGCGAACGCTTTTATCAGGTTGACGCCCAACTGCGAGTTGGGCTTGGGATCGCCGGCTTTTCTGGCATAGAAAGCCGAGGACTGGTAATAATTGACCATAGACCGCATTTTATCGTGGTGATCGGCCAGGGAATTGAGGACTTTCGTAAACTCCGCGTCAAGGGTTTCGAAAGCGTAGTTTTGCATTTTATTCATCTCCTATAAAGCTGAACTCGGTGTCGACACCGACGAACGTGCTGCTTGTATCATAAAACTTAAGCGCGGTGCCGGCAAGCGCAATCACGGAGTCCTGGACCAGGTACTTGTCGTTCCAGGTGTACTTCTTGATTTCGTCGAGCAGCTGCGGGATCCGCGGCGCCCTAAAGGCGGCATGGTCCATAGCCGACTGGAGGTTGGTTATCATGTTATATTTCTGGGCCGAGTTGACCGAGTTGGAGATAATTACCGGCTCGGAAACGTCCGATAATGCCTCGGAAATGGGGTCGCCAAGGCCTGTCGCGTCATGGCTAAAGTCAGAAGAAAAGAAGCTCTGCGACTCGCGAATTGAGCCGATAATGAGGGTCCAGTCACTTGATCCAGGCGGTATGCGGCGATATTCGACCACTTCTGGGACCGGGTCGGAGTCAAGATCAACGGTAATAATAACGGTCGGGTCCCTTTTCCGGCCAAGATCCGCAAACGCAACGTAGTTATGGCCGGCTTCGCAAGCCTTGCGGAAAAAAAGGTCGGCCACACCGAAGCCGTCGTCGGCCGGCGGGAGGTAATTGCGGACAAATACCTTGCTAAGCTGTCGGTCGGTGAAAACAGCCGCTTCGTCCGCGTCCAGCTTGCACTCATACTCCTGCTGAAAGCGCAGCAGCGAACCCATTTTCTTAAGCTGGCTCTTGTACCAGTCGCCGGTCTTAGCGGCGGCGAGCCAGTGGGCCACTTGCTCTTGATCTTTCGCCAGATACGCCTCCATGAACTGCTTGTAGTAGGGGTTGAAAAAGGGCGAGAAATACCATTCGTACTGGAAGTAGCTAAGGCCAAAGTCCTCCGGGGTGTCGACCATGCGGGCGAATAGGTTGGACCGGCCTTTGGGGGTGGAGAAGCCGGTAAGCCGGCCGTCGGTGACCGCCATGGTCGGGCTGGCCGCCTGATAAATATCGTCGGCATAACGAGTATGCGCCATTTCGTCAAAATATAGGCGGGTGGCGCTAAAACTACGACCACTCTCCGGGCTTGATGTGAGCGTCTGGACCGTGCTACCGGTCTGACTTGAGGCGGTATAAAGAGTATTTTCCACGTCGATCCGCGGCTTGTCTGGATCTTCAACAGAGCGCAGGACAGTGTAAAACTTATCGTGAAACTTCTTAGCCTCTTTTTCGGACTTGGATAGGACCACAATCTCTGCCCCGGGAGTATGACAAAACGCCCAAGCCGCTTCCGCAGCGAAAGTCGTAGTGAACCCAAGCTGGCGGCTCTTGTTGAGTAATCGATCACGGTCGAAAGCCCGGAGAAGTTGCTGCTGCGCCCAGAATGGTTCGTAGGTGACATAACCCTTACCCGGCAATAAGATCTTCGGGGAGTACTCCAGGATCCAGGCCAGCGGGCTGAGCCTCGCTAACCGGCGCCTGTCCCCTCGGGTGTATTTGGCCCTCCATGTTTTTTGATTTAGCACTATCCAGCCTCTTTAAAACTTCCTCTATGGTGTCTAGCAGCAGTATATAATCTTTGACCGAAAAGTTGCTAGGCTTCTGGGAGATCTTGCGCTCTAGGATCTGCAGCTTCCGCAGCTTATAGCGCGTCGGGTCTTTCGGGATATAGATGTTCTCGCTAACCCTCGTGTGGTCGCTCGTGCCAGTCTTTCTCGGCTTGGCGTCGTCGCTTGATTTCGCCGGCATGGACTAGGGCCTCCTTTCTGGTGGCGTACTCCCGATTAACAGGGGAGTTCCAGTAGCCAAGCAAGCCGACCTTAAAGGCGTTACGCTTGCCCTTATGGCGGGTATAAGTCCAGACCCGGCCGCACTGCTGGCAATCCAAGGACCGCTTAAGGACGTTCCGGCTGATAGTGAACTGATAACCGCACGGACAGGTCCAGTGATTAGCGTCCATAAAGGCCATAATACTAGCAATTTACGGAAGCACCAAGTCGTGGGTAGAGAACAAGAAAAAAGAAAGATAGGGGCATTGTTAAAC